GGTACATTGGCTTATAATAAAGCATTTGCATTGTTAGCTAACACGGATTACTATGATATGAATATGTTGGTAATACCAGGTATCATTGATAGTTTGCACCCAGTAGTAACATCAGCAGCTCGTAACCTATGTCAGCAACGTCAAGATACATTCTATGTAATGGATTCAAATGCATTAAAAGATAGTATTAATACCGTAGTAAATCAAGTAACAACTCTAGATAGTAATTATGCTGCAACTTATTGGCCATGGGTCAGAGTTATTAATCCAGCAACTAATACACCAACATGGGTTCCGCCATCAGTAGTAGTTCCAGGAGTATTAGCATTCAATGATTCCGTTGCAGCACCATGGTATGCACCAGCAGGTTTAACTAGAGGTGGATTAACATCAGTATCATCAACATATCAATCACTATCACAAGCAAATCGCGATACCTTGTATGAAGCTCGTGTTAATCCTATTGCAAACTTCCCTAATGATGGAGTAGTAATTTGGGGTCAAAAGACACTACAAGCTAGACCTAGTGCATTGGATCGTGTCAATGTGCGTCGTTTGTTGATTACCGTTAAGAAATTTATTGCATCAGCAACTCGTTACTTAGTATTTGAACAAAACACAACTGCAACTAGAACAAGATTCTTGTCGATTGTGAATCCTTATCTAGAACAAGTAAGAACACAGCAAGGTTTATCTGCATTTAAGGTGGTGATGGATTCAACAAATAATACATCGGATTTAATTGATCAAAATATATTATATGGTCAATTATTCCTTCAACCGACTCGTACGGCTGAATTTATTATATTGGATTTCAATATTCAACCAACTGGGGCAAGTTTCCCTCAATAAAATTACAATTAATTAAATAAAAGGGTAGGACTTCGGTTCTACCTTTTTTACTTTGCTGATATTTATATAAAAATACAAGGACTATGAAATGGCATTAGAAGATCAATTGAACCCAGCATTAAATTATTATAGTGAAAATGATATGTTTGGAGTTTCTACTAGTTGGGAACCAAAAAAACAACATCAATTTATTATGTCTATAAATGATATACCAGCATTTTTAATAAAATCATCAGCAAAACCATCGTTTACAAACGGAGAAATTGCATTAGATCATATTAATACTCAACGCTATGTTAAAGGTAAATCTGTATGGAATTCAATCGCAGTTACACTGTATGATGCAATTGTACCATCGGGGGCTCAATCAGTAATGGAATGGATGAGACTACATCACGAATCAGCAACAGGTCGTGATGGATATTCTACATTTTATAAAAAACAAGTAACACTACATCAATTGTCTCCCCTAGGGGAAGTTGTTGAGGAATGGAAATTAAATGGAGCTTATATCTTAGATTCTAATTTTGGTTCATTAGATTGGTCAACAGAAGATGTTGTAATGATTGAAATGACATTAAGATATGATTGGGCATTGTTAAATTTCTAATCAAACCACTATATAATAGTAAATGGGGGCTTATTGCCCCTTTTTTACTGTACGCATATTTATATTAAATAGAAATAAAGTTATAAAGGAAAGTATGTCGAAGTTAACAGACCGCGTAGATAATCAGAATATTATCAATTTAGCACGCCAAAATTTTGAAAACAAACAAAGAAGTAAATTACCTACGGTCATTGTAAATTTAGCAAGTCAAGGTAAAATATATCCAGAAACACACCCATTAAGTTCTGGTAAGTTGGAAATGCGATATATGACGGCTTACGATGAAGATGTATTAACTAATGCATCATATATCAGAGAAGGAGTTGTATTCGACAAATTACTTGAAACAATTATAGTTACGGATATCGATGTGGCAGATATCTCACCGGTGGACAAAGATGGCCTACTTATACATGCACGTATATTAGCATATGGGGCAGAATATCCCGTAACAGTTTCAGATCCCGAAACGATGAACGTATTAAAACGCATCGTATCATTAGACAAACTACAAAATAAACCATTCGATCTAGTATCTGATAAAAACGGTGAATTTGATTACCAAGTTAATGAAAAAACACATATTAAGTTTACATGGGTAAAAGATACATCAGATTCTGACAAAATTAGCGATACATTAAAATTAGCAATTCGAGAAGTTAATGGAGATCGAAAATCAGCTACAATTGAAGATTTTGTACGATATGAATTTATGGCAATCGATGCAAAGAAATTCAGAAAATACATGTTGAATAATATGCCAGGCCTGGACATGACATTTGAATTTGAAGGTGAAACTGGGGGCACTTTCAAAGCTAGCTTTCTCGTTGGAACAGACCTTTTTTGGTTTTAAACCAGCAGATCGAGTACGATTACACGATTCTCTTTTTAATTTAATATGGTGGGGTGATGGTCGATGGGACTGGGAAACTGTGTATAATATGCCTATTTTCCTTCGCGATTTTTGGATCAAAAAAATAAATAAAATTATCGGCGCCAAAGAAGAAGCAGCTGAAACAATTAAGCAAGAACAAATAGCCGCTGCAGCACGACCAAAATCCCGTAGATAAATATTTATTAATAAATAAGATCTAACCATGGATACTAACAAACATACTCAATTAATAGCCCGACTTAAACGACAACCTAGACATGGCGCCGGGTTGGGCCCATTATCTAGTGCAATTGATGCTGGCATCGGAGCAGTTACTATTACTCAGACATTAATACCAGCGCTTGAACAACTAGATAATGCATCATCGAACGCAGTGAGGGGTTTAGATTCATTCGTTGGTATGCAGGAATTCCTTAATACCAAATTAATAGAAGGAACTAAAGCTACTTTATATTTAGAAGGCCGTAATAAAGAACTTAATAAGTCATTTGGAATTAATAGTATCACGGCAGGGAAATTTGCAAATTCATTACAATCTGTAGCAAAAACATTAGGTATTAATGGAAAACAAGCCCAACAATATGCAATAAGCCTTAAAAAAATATTGCCAGTAATCGATCAACTAGCAGCAACAGATAATACTCAGTATAAAGGGCTTATGCGAATACAGCAAGTCATGACTACTAATTTAGGCCTAACAGAAGAACAAGCAGCTGCATATACTGGATTTGCTACACAACGAGGAAAAGACGCACAAGAATCGTTAGTAGTTCAATATAATTTATCAAAAGAGATTGATAGTCAAACCGGTATGCTAGGGTCATTTAAACTAATTTCAGAGGGAATTGCTGAAACTGCTGAAGACGTACAATTACAATATGGAAAAATGCCAGGGAATCTAGAATTAGCAATAGTAAAAGCTAGTAAACTAGGATTTAAAATGAGCGATCTTAAAAAAACAGCAGATAATTTATTAAATATTGAATCTAGTATAGGCCAAGAATTAGAATACCAATTATTAAGTGGACGTCGATTAGTTGGTAGTGAAAAAGGCCGAGAAGATTTACGAGGCAAAAGTTTAACTAATGCATATCGCGAAGCTAGTTTGCAAGGAAATGGAGTAAAACAAGCAAATGTATTAAATGCCATCTTAGAACAAGAAGGCAAAACTTTGTCAAACAACTTATTTGCAAGAAAACAAATGTCAGATTTATTGGGTATGGATGAAGCGTCTTTGGCACGAGCATTACAAAAAAAATCTATATTGGAAAGTCTACCAGGTGGAGATTCGTTGTTTGACAAAACTGGAGAGGAACTATTATCAGCAGCAAAATCAATGGGAGCAACTGAAGACCAGATGACTGATTTAATAGATAATCAAGATACTCGAACATATGATCAAAAAATGGTTCAGGAACTAGAAATACTTAATGATGTATTAATAAAAAAATTCGCTCCGGAGCAGGCAGCAAAAGTCGCAGAAACAAGAGCAGCTGCTGGCAAAGCAATGACAAAAATAGCTATTAGTCCGGACGCGATCACAGATGCTCTCGAAGCAGTAGGATTTGCCGGCGGATTAGGGTCAGCAAAACAAGCACAATTAGTCGTAGATGAAACTTTTGATTTAAGTGCAACTGGCGGCTCTATGAAAGTCGCTAGAGCTAGCGACACCGAGGCACTGAATGTTGATACTACAACTGCAAAGGATATGTTATCCCCGCCTAGCGGCTATGGAACCCGTACTCTAATGGGACCTGAAGGAGCAATACAATTAAATAATAGAGATACTGTAATTGCAGGAACAAATTTATTTGATAAATCAAGTATAGATAATGCCTCATTAGAAAATACAATGATGCAAGTAGGATTAATGATTGTTGCCGCAATAAAATCTGGGGGAACAATAGGACCTAATCTAGAATATCGATATTCAAAGTAATATAGGAAAATAAATGAGTAACCCAACATTAACAGCAGGTTCACAATTTACTGCACCATTTAATATATTGCCAGATGTAATATATACAAATCCAACCGCAGTAGCAACGCCGCCATTACTTTCATTTATAACTACATATGAAAATTGGTCGCCAACTATCAATGCAACATCCACACCACCAATTCCTGGAACATTAGACGGAATATCTTTTACTGATTTTCTTTCCGGTATATCTTCTGGCACTTATACCAAAGCTGATATCCGATTTATAAATAAAAACTCGGCATGGAACTTGTTTCAACCCGCAGAAGCGGCTAGCACTAACGTAACAGCTGGAGGAAATGCATCTAAATTGATAGGTGCTGCAATTTTAGCAGGAGCAAGTGGTTTAGGCATTCCACAAGTTGCTCAATTTGGTCAATCTATAATACAAAATGGATTAGATGGAGACAATACTATCAACATACCACAATACTCAACATTAACAATTGATCAATTAAAACCATTCCCGGGCGTATTGTATTCAGATTTCCGCTCTAGAAAAGCCGCTAAAAACTTTGGAAAAGATGCATTAGGCATTCGTG